AAATATATATAAAATATATATAAAGTATATATAATACATAAATGAGCGTAAGCAGTCAACTACCTGCAACAACTAGCGCTGCTTCCGTAATGCAACAAGGAGGTATTAAACCACCTGATATAGTTATACCAGGTATGCCTGCAGTGACAGGTGGTGCACAAAATTATGAAAATAGAATGGCGGCGACACAGTCTTTAACGCTGGTTGGAAATGGGAGCTTAGCCGGCGGTGGATATAGAAAGAAAAGAAAAACTATTTACAAACGTCGTTACAATAATGTAACAAAAGTAATGAAAGGTTGTAATGGTAAAAAGACTAGAAGACATAACAAAAATAAACGACATAATAAGAGAGTATTTAGAGGAGGAAGTAATATTTCACCCAATTTGATTGGTGGTAAAGTTGAAGTTTCAGTTCCTCTAGGAGCGTCAGTTAGTCAGGTAGATACATTAAGAACATTGACAGGGGGGTTAATGGATGTACAAACAGCTGCTGGAAATATTCCACCGCCGGTACCTTCATCAATGGTTGAATCAAAATTTTCAGGAGGAGGTATAACTAGACATAGAAGTACCAAGTATAGAAGGTTAAGGTATAAGAAAAGTATTGGTCGCAGAGGTAGAAGTAGACGACACAGTGGTGGTAGACGCTAATATAGAAATTTACAATACCAAATCAACATATAAATATGAAAACAAACAATAAAAATAAACAATAAAAACAATTATTATAAACGCAAAAATAAAAAGTAAAATATAATAATGTAAAATAATATATTATTATTATATTTTAATATGAAGACCAGCGATTTATTAAATTCAATATTTATTATAGCAGTATTTATAGGTTTATACGTTGCAAATATTTTAGCAATAGGAAAAAAGAATATTGAAAAGAACTGGCCGATTTATAGATGCAGTCCTTTAGTAATGCCTTTTGCAAATATGTTCGGACATGATACTATGAAAAATTTCACATACTGTATTCAGACGATGCAAACCGACTTTATGGGACCATTCTTGGCTCCTTCGAATTATACAAATGTAGTAGCTGCCGAAAATATAAAGACATCGGTTAAAAATAATAAGAACTCAATGGGAATGTTTGCTTATTTGCGTGACACGGTAACGAATAACTTTTCTGGTCTTTATAATGTATTTGGTAGCCTTGGTTTAATACTGGAATACATGGTTAATAAAATAAAAGATATGATACAAAAGGTTACAGGTATATACATGGCTTCATTCTCTGTACTACAGGCGTCAGGTATTACTGCTCAGTCAACATGGGATGCATTACCTGGTAAGCTATTGCGAGCATTACCTACATAAAAAAGAAACAATATTTTTTATAGTAATTCATTATAGTATAAAATAAATTACTATACGATAAAAATGAATTATTATAGGTTATGTATATAGTAATACTAATTTATATATTTAGTATATATGGATTATAATAGTATACCAACACCTATAACACAAATAACTCCAATAACACCAATATTTAATAAAATAAATGAAATATATGTTAAAACAACATATTTAGAGAAATATGGCGGTTCTTTAATATTTACGATATTTGCAATACTAATTGTTCTATTTTACTTCATTTATTTGAATATTCAAAATAATAAAGAAATAGTTAAAAAAGACTGGGCTACCAATAAGTGCAGTCCTTTATACATGCCCTTTGCTGGTTCTATAATGGAACCGAAAGATATGAGTAATATGGAGTTTACAATACAAAATTTTTCCCAGTGTTCTGAAATGATATTAAAGGATATTATACAAGTTGCTCTTGCTCCATTGGAAGCTGCGTCTATCTTAATAAGCGCAAGCGTGTCTATTTTAACGGGTGTTACAACTAGTTTAATGGGAGCAATAGCCAATTTTAGAAGTAATGGTATTGAAAAGCAAACTAAAGGTGCTGTGGAAAAACAAACATCATTTTCATCTATACTGACAAAAGTTGTTGCTAAAGTTAAATCTGCATTAAAAAAAGGAGAGGGTATTTTAAGTACGTTATTTTTTGTATTTTTTTCAGCATATAAAGCTGCTTCATCTGTATTTTATGTTATTTTACTTGGAGAATCAGTAATATTAATATTGATGTATATTGCTGTATATATTGCATGGGGTATATATTTATTTCTTATGGTATTTTTCTTTACAATACCTGTAGCAGGAGCTTATTTATGGGTACCTATAGGACTTACTGTAATATATGTTGCATTTATGATTATGATTATAGTTTTAATAATTTTTACGGCTTCAATAATAGCAAAAACAAAATAATTAATATTTTAACTGTAGCTTTAACTATATTTTAACTATATTTTAACTATAGTATAAAAATATAACCTTTTAGTTAATGGATAGATTCATAAAAAAATAATTATTTATTTAGGAAATAAATACAATATTATAACAATAAAATACATTAAATAATTATTTTTATCTATGATTTATGTATAATAAATATGAAAAATATATTTAAATCAAGATTTTCATTAATTGCTATTTGTATAGTACTGGGCATTTTGATTGGTTCATTTGCATTATGCGGATGCAGAACTAATTATGGTTTACTAGAAGGGATGGACGTTGGTGCTGTAACCGATACACAACCAGGTGGTGCTGTAACCGATACACAACCAGTTGGTGTTGGTGATATCGCTAAAAATTTGTCAAAAATTGGTGCTAACATTGATACTAGCGGTGGTAACGCAATAACAAGTTCAATTGCAGATGCTTTGCAGACAATTAACCCTGTTGGAGGTATTATGCCCAAAATGAAAGAAACTGAAAAAGAAGAAGAAGAAAAAACTAAGGATACATTTGTTACTAAAAAGGAAGGTTTTCAAATGTCAAGACCTCTTGCATGGGGACCTATTAAGGGTAATGAAAACGACGATTACTACTTAAGCAAGTGGGTATCTGATGCAATGAGATATTCGAAAGGTATGGGGAATGAAAACCACCTCGATAGTTATCAATACAATACCGGTCCTCCTATTCCTCTTCCTGAAGGAGAAATGTTTTTCTTTAAAGACACAAAATTCGATGCATCATGCTGTCCTTCTACATACGCCAATAGCATGGGATGCGCTTGTATGTCAAAGAAACAGGTCCAACATTTAACTATGCGTGGCGGAAACAATACTATTCCCGATGATACAAAAACAGCATACTATAATGAATTTTAAGTAGTTGAAGTGTTTGATTTTATAATTTTATTATTTTATATTCATAAAAAAATATAAAATAATACATGAACTATAGTCTGCAAAATATTATAAATTTAGAAAGTACACTCTATAAGCTACAAATACATATTAAACGGTGCTCTATTTAGGCTATTTTCATCCTTTTTAATTAGATTATTTACAATATCGTCTGTAACTGTGAATGGAAACTTTACCACAAGTGTAGTATCTTTTTCAAATAATGTTGTGCCTGGTTTTACAAGACGATACAAGTTGAGTTTCTTATATACAATTTCGATGCATCGTTTCAAATTTCTCACACCGTCTTCCTTCTCTGTATAGTTTTCAATAATATAGTTTAATGTCGCATCAGGGATAATAATGTCACCCTCCTTGAAGTTAACTTCATAGCGAATTTTGGGAATCAAATATTGATTAGCAATAACAATCTTGTCCTTAATTTGATAACCGGTTGTCTTAATTTTATACATACGATCCAGCAAAATCGGGTTTACTTTGAGTGGGTCATTGTAACTAAAGATGAATAGACACTTGCTAAGGTCAAAATCAATCTCTGCAAAATACTTGTCATGAAACTGCGAGTTTTGGGTAGTGTCTGTAAGGTGTGTCAAAATTCCAATAATCTCCTCTCCTTTAGGCGTTTCACTAATTTTGTCCAACTCATCAAAATAAATCACCGGATTCATCGACTTTGAACGTATCAAAATATCAACAATTTTACCCCATGTACTACCCTCGTACGTATACGAATGTCCCTCCAAATAACTACTATCTGTTGCACCTCCTAGCGGGATAAAGGCGAATTCACGGTTCAAAATCTTACTAATTCCTTCTTTCACAAGTGAAGTTTTACCCGTACCCATGGGACCATTTATAGCAATTGCGGTGCCCATTGCAGCAGGATTTGAAATCCATTGTCCCAGCATTTGCATGATTTGCATTTTCGCGTCATTCAGACCATAAACCGCGCCATCTAGAGTAGACTTCGCATTTTCCATAAAGTCATGACACTTTTCAATTCCATCCGAAATCGTAAGAGGAAGATTACTATATTTACCAAACGGGATTTGCATAAAAGTGTCAACCCAGTTTTTAATTTTATAGTATTCGCCAGCACCTGGCTCCATGTGTCGCAAGTTCGTAATTTTTTTCAATGCGATTGCTTTGAATGCTTGGGGAATATCCGACTGCAAGAGTGAAAGACGATAAGGTTTATCGGTTATCGTCAACTTGTTCAAGTCCTCCAACTCTTTCAAAACCGCGGTTTGTTCTTCGGTAGACAAGTTATCTTTAAAATATTTTAAATCGTTCGTAGAATTCTTCTTGCGCAACATTTTTTTGAAATACTTCACATGCCTCTTCTGCTGATTTTTCATTTTCCTTTCTTCCTTTTCTTTGTACTCCTTCTCTTTTTTTACCATAATACAAAGCGTCTCTCTCGCAATACTATCATTTTTATTGACTTTTAGAATATCTTCCATTTGTGACTTAATTTTTTGAATTGTTTCAAGTGAATCTGTATCATTCGATGTTGTCGCGTCATTGGTCGTAGTAGAATTTACTTTTGCAGAAGATTTTTTATCGGAAACACTTCGCAAATTATTACTACTTCTCGAATTTTTAGAAGTTTTTTCTGACTTTGTCTTATTATCTTTATACTTATAATATTTAATATCACCAGTAACCGCTTCTTCATCTTCATCCGGATGATAGTCGGGGTCATCTTCTGAGTCGTCTTCATCATCATCAGAGTCATAATCATCAGAGTCATATTCATCTGAATCATATTCATCATCATCAGAATCCCACTCTTCTTCAGAATCATATTCCGAATCATCATCTTCATGCTCACCGTAATTCTTCTTATCATTCAACAAGTTAATAACAATATTGAATTTTCCACTCTTTAACTGCTCTTTCGCAAATTCTCCAAAACCGGCTGAATAAGGATCTTCGCTACCATCACTATAATCATCGTCCGAACAATTCGTGCTCGTACTTGAAGTATCATACTCATCCTTTGCTTTATCATCCGTCGGAGGAGGATTGCGCGACCCTTTCTTTTTATTTTTTTCAATAGGCTTATTCTCTTTTAATTTACTTTGTTCAGAAGCAGCAGAAGCCTTTGTCGAACTCCTCGTAACTTTTCTATTTTCATCGATAGTACCTCGCGATTCTTCCGACTTCTTATTTTTTTTATTATTTTCAAGAGTCGCAATTCGTTTGTTCATGTATTTGGAAGGAAACATTTCACCAAGCATTTTTCTGTATTCATCCATGTCGAAATTTTGTTGGTCCAATTTTCCACCATTATCCTCGATGTCATCATTTTCACTACCACTACTTTTATAATTATCACCTTCACTATCTGAATCTTTACCCTTTTTATACTTTCTTTCATCGCTTTTCTTCAAATCTTTTGACTTCCTTTCTACACTTTTACAAATATTTTTCATCTTTTTGATAATAGGCATGATATCGTTACTAGTGTTGATTTGAGTTGTATACATATATATTATTTCTTTTAGATCGCTTCAATTTAATATATATGTTAAATAATAATAAATAATAACATATAAAATAAGTTACTATACGAACTTGTGTGATATTTTTATTTAGAATGTTATATTTTTGCATACATAAACATAATATGGACGATTTTTTCAAAGAGTAAAAACTACAAAGAATGTATTGTCGATTTAAATATATTAATTATTATTTTCGTAATTAAGAAAATTGATAAACAATCTAAATATTATTCTATTAATATAAGAAGGAAATGTTTTCTCAAAAAGGTCAATCAAAATTAGCACTTCAAAATGTATCTCCAATTATTGGAATTCAGTTTAGTATAATGTCGCCCGAAGAAATAAGAAAATCTTCGGTTGCGCATATTACCGATAGAAATACATATGACAATAATAGGCCGGTGGTTGGTGGACCTTTTGACTCTCGTATGGGAGTACTTGAGCCCGGTCTCATTTGCCCAACCGATGGGTTGGATTACATGCAGACACCAGGATACTTCGGTCATATTGAATTAGCGCGTCCTGTATTTTATATTCAATATTTAACAACAGTTCGAAAAATTCTCAGTTGCGTTTGTATAAAATGTAGTAAACTTCTTATTAGCAAAGAAACAAATAGTAGATTTATGGACATGAAGCCCGATCAACGTTGGAACAATGTATTT